CGGAGACGAATTCATTGCTGGCGCAAAACAGATGAGGGACGAAGAACTTGACGAACATGGGCTTATCAAGCCTAGCGTCTTTGAGAACGTCAAGCTGCGCGACTCCCAGGACAACCCCTGGGCTCAAGCCGTGGTGTCCGAGATGCCACGTAGTGCTCGAGGCAAAGCCATGACTACGGCAGAATTGGAAAATATAGTTGCCAAGAATCAGTTCTTTATGAAGATCCACCGTGAGAGTTCAATAGCATCGTGTGATGCTGTCTTTGTAAACGGTTGTTACGTACTAATTCCCAACCACATGTGGAAGGGGGGCGAACAATCCCTCAAAGTTGACTTTATCGGGAAAAACGGTCATTGTATTGGTAGAGTTAAAAAGGTTGTCCTTAGCAGGGCCACTTCATACAACTTTCCAGGAACTGATCTGTGTGTAAGCTATGCACCAAATGCGGGGGCTCACCGAGACCTCTTGCCATATTTCTACGACTCTCAAATAGAGAATTCAAAACTCACCGAGAGTCCAGGCCACATGGTATATCGCACAGAAGACGGAGACATCCGTCTCTTTCGAACTATACTGTTCCCCGGTACGGTTCATTCACGAATAGGGGAGTTTCCAGGCTACCATTATAAATTAGGTGCTGACACCTTTGATGGTATGTGCATGGGAACATGGGTGACTTCGTCAGTCAACCCAACTATAGTAGGATTCCACTTAGCAGGAAAAGCTGAGACGCCGCGAGGAGCGGCTGGAACCTTATCTAGACAACAACTTGAAGATGCAATTTCCATTCTTAATGGAGTGCCAGGTGTGGTCCCAGTTATGAACTACGGGACGCTGTTAACCGAACAATATGGAAAGGAATTTTTCCTGAGTCCGGCAGTGCATCCACGCTCACCTATTAACTACCTATCAGGTGAGAGTAACATCGACTTCTATGGGCAAGTAACAGGGCGAGTAGACCACACAACTTCTCGTGTTATCCCTACGATCATCTCTGATGCTGTAGAGGAGGAATGTGGCGTCCCACAACAATGGGGCAAGCCAAAGTTCCATCGGTGGAAGCCGTGGCAACAATCGCTGAGCCACTCCTCTAACCCTAGCAGAGGTTTTGACGGGGGAATTGTCGCTCTGGCAGTCACTGACTACCTCAGACCCTTGATTGACTTGCCGTCTGAGTTGGCTGTCGACATCAAACCACTTACTAGAATGCAAACTGTTTGTGGAATTGATGGGAAGCGGTTCATTGATAAGATGCCGCCGAACACGTCTTGCGGATATCCCCTTGGTGGGAAGAAGAAAGACATTTTAACATTGTTAAATCCTGAAGATCACCCAGATTTCATGTGTCCAGCCGAGCTGGATGATGTTGCATGGGCAGAAGCTGAACGGATTGAAGCATGTTACCGGGAAGGTGAAAGAGCCTACCCCGTGTTCAAAGGTTGTCTGAAAGATGAACCGACTCCAGTAGTCAAAGACAAGGTGCGTGTCTTTCAAGCCGCCCCTATCGGATTCCAATTGCTAATTAGGAAATACTACCTTCCGGTAGCACGTTACCTATCTACGTG